AGTATAATCCATATTTCGATAGTATTTCGATAAAGTCTCTCATCACTGAGCCTTTTATGGATGGCAACGAGGATCTGCAAATGGTTAGGGTTTTTCCCTTCTCTTGTAATAATTTCACGATAAACCAAGTCAATACATTGTAAGTTTTGCCAGACCTTGTTCCGCCTTGCATAACTGATATTTTTTTTTGGCTGTTTTGCAGGATTTCGAAGACGATGTTTGTGGTTACATTCATAAGACATAGGAAAAAAAATTAAAAAATTGGTTGCGTGTTTTCCATTAGAAAACTTTTGGTTTTATACAAGGGTATACCCCCTTTGCTATTTTAAGCCCCATTTAAGCCTTTCAATTCCAAAATGGATACATAGTACTACACATAGGGTTAAAAGCCGTAGAATCGCCTTAAAATGCGAAATAGAGGCATTGTAGCTACTCTTCATACTCACCATCTTCATTAATATCCAATAATTCACCTTTATCATGGTTATAAAGTGGGATTTCATCACTTTCACCAGCCTTGTAAGCAGGTACGACCATTCCTGGCTCTGTCTGCGTATCAAAGTTGATTATCTCACCTTGAGGTAACGCTTTGTGCTCATCTCCGTCTACTTGTTTCATAATATCTCCAATTTGATTCGGTTTAACTACGTTGACTGTAATTTGCTTAACCACATCTCCTTCATGAGCAACCTCAGTCTTCTCGATATATCCTCTTCTCTTGCCTCTAGTCTTCAGCAAGAACATGGTCGCTAAGGTATCACCCCTAGCAATCCTCTCCATTAGCTTTTGTTCGCCAAAGTCAAGCATTATCTCTTCAGGCTCGATTTCAGCCAATCTCTTAGCAAAGTCAGGGTCATCCTTCAACCAAGTCTTATACTGCGTCCTACCGACTCCAGAAGCCTCACATGATATGGTGATATTGCCAAAGTTCTCCTTATAGGCTATGATAAAAGCCTCTTTAGCTATTTCTTTGAATTGTGCGTTCATATTATCTATTCTTTGTTGGTGTGCGTATTGAAATAATGCTAGTTACCTTCTTCTCTAGGTTATCATGACCAACCCATTTGCCACAGTTAGTACATTCAAACTGAGTTTCCTTTACTTGACTAAACCAAACGTATCCTTCAGTTACAGTACCACATTTACAGGTGTAATCTTTCTTGCCGTAAGTATCTTTCATAGTCATTTCTTTAACTTGGTTACGTTATTGCTAAGAGGCTTTACCAAGTGTTAAATTCAAAGCTACAATTTATATTGTAATGTTTAAAAATGTTAAAATCATTGTTTTATATCAGAATATTGGGGGGCACAAGGCAGGTATGCTATGCTTTACGCTAAAAAAGTGGGTAGGGGGTAGGGTGGGGGAGTGGTATCCCCTACTATTTAACATAATATATATTATTGGCTGTTGCTCTACCCTATTTGGTCGGATCATTTTGTGGCTGTTTAGGTTGCTAAGTTAGTACGAATAATTTAATGATTGGAAAGGGACTCAAAGGGGAAAAGTAAAAACCATTTAGACTATTGTATTAATATACTACTTATACTATAATAGTATAAGATACTTATATAAGTATACTACTATAATAATATAAGTATATTATATTACATATTAAATTAGTTATTTAACAATTGATACTAATATACTTAGTAATTAAATATAAACGTTAACAAAGTTTTAACAAATAAACTTTATTTATTTACAATTGTTTTAAATTGTTTTAATATCTTTAGGTCCTATTAATAACTTAAACAAAGTAAACATGCAACAACTAAACTACAAAAACGATGTAATTATTCCTACATTATTAGCTTACGGATCATGGACGTTAAACGATCAAGTAAAGTATTTTTATAGTACTTTATTAGGTACTTATAAAATAATTTATAAGACAATAGGAAACCACGAAATAGTAAACTTTCACGATCTTGAAAGTATGGCAATAGATATAAATAATAATATTTTCAACTAATATAAAAACAACAACATGCAACACTTAGACAATTTTCTATTAATCTGGTCCCTATCTTTATTTATCTTAATCCTGGGCAATGTGGCCAGGCTTTTAACAGATTATTTACTAACTAAAATAAAATAAAAATGAGCTTATTATCTTTTATCGTCTATCTAATTATTGGGACTCTATTAATAACATTATTAAAAACTATCTGGCAGGAAATTACCAACAACTAAAAACATAAACATGACTAAAAAACAACTAATAAGGAAAAGAAATAAGCTTGTAATGATTGCAATAAGATTAAAAGGAGAGGAACAAAAAGCGATCGAATTAGCTGTTCAAATAATGGACTCAATAATAGACAACAAATAAAACTTATAAACATGCAAGCAACAACAACAACAAAAAGAAAGGGCTTAGAAAGTGATCTAAAAGAAAGGGCAAAGGCTGAAATAATCCTAAGCGCTGGACCTTATGGCTTCGGCAGGACCTGGGAGCTCAAAGTATACGGTAAACGTTTTTACCTGGGCCAGGACGCAAAAGTATGTTCTAGGCTTTTAGGCTTAGACCCTAAGGAGGTTATTAACTTAATTAGAGGAAACAATATTTCGGACGATAAGATAAACAATAATTTAGCTGTTCTAATTATTGACACAATAGGACTAAGCTACGAAAGCGCGCAGGATCTAGAAGCCTGGGCACTAGCATGCGACTAAAATAAACTATAAACTACAAAAAAATAATATCATGAACTTATTAAAATTTCAAAGCGGAAACGCTAAACTAGGGAAAAACATTTTTACATTTTCATTACCTGCAGGCCACAGCTGCCCTTTCGCTTCGGACTGTTTAAGTAAAGCGGACCCAATGACTGGGAAGCTTACAGACGGCCCAGAAACTAAATTTCGCTGCTTCGCTGCTTCGGCTGAAGCTGTTTATCCTGCAGTAAGAAAAGCGCGCTGGCACAATTACGATCTATTGAGAGAGGCTAAAAGCTTAGATAATATGGCCGCTTTGATCCTGGGCAGCATACCTAAAAAAGCAGGTATTATTCGAATTCACGTTTCTGGGGACTTTTTTAACGAACAATATTTTAGAGCCTGGGTATATGTGGCCCAGCAAAGGCCAGAGGTACTTTTTTATGCATATACTAAAAGCCTTAATTATTGGGTGAACAATATTTTAACGGTCCCAGATAATTTTAAACTTAACGCAAGCGAAGGAGGGAAACTAGATGCGCAGATATTAGAACATAGCCTAAAATTCGCTAAAGTAGTTTACAGCCCAGAGGAAGCGGAAGCGCTAGGGCTTGCAATAGATCACACAGATGAAGCAGCATATAAGACAGAGCAAAGCTTTGCGCTTTTAATACATGGCCAGCAGCCGAAAGGATCAAAGGCCAGCGCTGCAATAAAGGACCTAAAAGCTAGAGGCGTAAAATATAGCTATAGCTAAAAAATATATTTTTTTTGCCCTGGGCCTATAGCCTGGGGCTTTTTTATATCCTGGGCAATTTAAGGGCTTACCAGTTCGAACCTGGGCCAGGAGCTACACAATTACAATTTATGAATATCTACGCACTAAAAAACAAGATCAAGCGCCTAGAGCTTTTAAACGATCCTGGGCAAAGCTATTGGCTTGAGTTTCTCAAAGATCTTTACAGCCAGGAACTGGGCAAGATAGTAAAGAAAGCAAGCCAGGGCCTAGATCAAAAAGCTAGAAGCGCTAAAGCCTGGGACGATCACCTAGCTAGATAATTAATTTAAAAGCCTTTTAAGGGCCTAAATTTATTTTTATGTATAACTTATCCAAAGTAAAAAAAGAAGCCAGCCTAGGGCCTTAAAATAGCCTTAAAATACTATTCTAGGCCTGGGCCAACATATGCAAAAGCATTAAGCAAAAACTAACGCTCATTAGTTGACTAATCAACTAATTTATAGAATTTTGTAACTAATTCCCAGTTGCAGGCAAAAACCTGCCAAAAACCCTATGCAAAAACTCCCCAAAAAACCCACAAAAATCTGGGGCAAAAATCTTTTATAACCAAACAAAAAACCTATGAACGAAGATTTATTTGATGATTACGAAAATTTACCCAAAAATTTGTTAGATATTTTAAATAAATATCAAATGAATGAAGATCTAAATTATTTCACAATAGAAAAGATGCTAAAAGAAGTTAACAGCATTGGATACACTTTTGAGTATTATTTAGACTGCATTCCTTATAACTTGCAAAAAACCTTTTAATAGTTTTAACAAAATATTAGCAAAAAACTTTTAAAGATATCCAAAAAACTACTAATTTTACAAAACAATTATAAACAAAACAAAATGAAAAAAGATTACGAAACAATGCTAAGGGATTTATTTGATATTTATTATCAAGAATGTCCAAATCATAGAATTTTATATGCTTTATATGATGAAAAGAAGGATCAAGCACATATAGTTTTAGATGATAGAATTGAAATTATTGCTTTTAATAACTATCAAGGGAATTATGCTATAAAATTTGCTCTTTCTATTGATTGCGAAGAGCACTTTTTTAACAATTATAAAGACGCATCTACTTACGAACTATAAAACAAAAAACCCATGCACGAATTAATCACACTCAGCTACCAGATGAAGTGCGGTATTACTGGCACAATCATCGACAAAGGCGAACAAGCCTATTACAATTACCAGACAAAAACTTGCATACACCCTTTGGAATATGAGAAGAATATGAGTAAGGTCAAGATAGGCGATCCAAAAACCTACTTTACTAGACACCAAAAACTTAATAAGTAATGCCATTCTCAACTTGCTGTGGAGCACATACCAACTATCCTGAAATAGATATTTGTCCTGACTGCTTAGAACATTGCGATTGGGAAGAGGATGAAGAAGAAGAAGAAACTATTATTAAACAATAAAACAAACAAACATGAAATTCGAGTTTGTACAAGAAACAGATCAATTACTAAATGACACCATGTATTTTACTAAGCAAGATGGCATTTATGTCGCTGGAAGCATTAGCACAAAAAAAGATGTCGCTTATGATATTTTTATGAAGCTTAGTCAAGGTCTACCGTTAAAGACTACTGAAATATTAGAAACAAAAACTTATCAAAAACCCTCACAAGAGGAATAAAAAACCCAAAACCAATGTTGAAACTAACCCTAGAGCAAAAGAAAAAAGGTATTAAAGAAGAGTTTACCTATGTAAACAGTAACGGAAGAATGTCAAAACAATACACCTACAAAGGGATGTATATTACATGGGATAACCAAATCCTACATGGCAAATGGTATTACTGGAGAGCAAGTTATTACGCTTCTTTAGATGCAGCAGTTCAAGGAATAGACAGACATATCAATCACTTTAAAACTAAATAAACAAATGCAAGAAATCACAGACTACAAGAGCCTATTTAAGTATGGCGACATGAAGAAGATTATGGAGATAACAGGCTATAGTCGTTATGTTATTGAAACAAGGCTTAAGAACCATGATTACGAGATGACCGAGCTAATAAAAACCTTCTATAACAAAAAACTAGAACTACTTAAAAACCAAATCAATGATTACAGCGAAATATAGGACTCCAAGACAAAACCTACTAAAGAAAAAACCTTTGTTTGTAGATCAAGACATCGTAAACAACTTAGTCAATAAAGTAGCTAAAGCTTGTAATTTAGATGCTAGGCTAATCACTAAAAAAGGTAGATACAGACCTCAGGTATTAGCTCGTAATATGTGCTTCTATATCCTTCATGTACACTACAAGCAAAAAGCCGCCCAAATAGCTCCTTATTTCCATAGAGATAGGACTACAGTGCTACATGGTATTAACACCTTTGTAAATGACGTAGAAGTAGTGCCATACTATATGGAGCAATACACACAAGTTAGAAGTAAGATTAAGATACCAAAACTATATTCAGAAAACTATTAAAACAAACACTATGCTATCAACATTCGCACACATGAACGAAGTAGACAAAAAAATCTTTGTCGCTAAGATTATCCACAACATGAACTACAGCCAATCAAGTTTTGAAACTATGGAGGCAATAGTTAAAATGTGGGAACAATACCCAATCAAACAAGCAACTTTTTTTACACAATCAAATCAATTAACAAATGGAATTGCAAACAACTAACACACAAATTCAAGCTCCTAGTTACCAAATGGTAAACAAGGACTCTATGCTATCCTTATCTAACGAGCTTAAACGCTTTGTAAAGGATGCACACTTAGTATCTAACATCAAGGGTAAGGACTATTGTAACGTAGAAGCCTGGCAGATGGCAGGTGCTTCATTAGGCTTATTTCCTATCATTACAAGCGTACAAGACTTATCAAGTGAAAAAGAGATTAAGTACATGGCTACTTGCGAAGTTAGATCGTACCAGGACAATAAGTTGGTATCAGTAGGCATAGCAATATGCTCTAACAAAGAGGGTAGCAAAAAATTCTTTGATGAGTATGCTATCTTATCTATGGCACAGACTAGAGCAGTAGGTAAAGCATTCCGTAATCAGTTAGCTTGGTTGATGAAAGCGGCTGGATTTGAAGCGACACCTGCTGAGGAGATGGATTTCGTTCATGAAGAGCCAAAAAAAACCTCTAAGCCAGTACAAACAGTTGTAGCTGAAATCATAGAAGAAGAGCCTACAAGAGAAGAAATCATGATGGAAATAGCACAATGTACTAAGGTTAAGCAATTGACTGATGTTTACTATACTTATAAGCAAACATTTGATTCTGATGAAACATTGATGAAGGTATTAAAAATGAAAAAAGAAAACCTAAAATAAATATTATGTTTCAAACAAGTGGAACTATTACAACCTATCCTGCATCTTTTGTAGAAGCACCCTTTACTAATATTTTAATTATTGAAATGCCATTTAGTTTTAATGAAGAGCAAATTAATAAAATTAAAAAAGATGTAATAAACCCATATATGGTATTTATTGTTAATACTAATTTAACTGAGGTAAAAACCACATTAATAACAAAAAACATTTAAAATGAATTTAACATTATTACCCAAAGTAGAACTTGCTTCTATTGAGCCTAACAAATTTGCTATTGAGTTAATCAAGTCGCAGATAGTAGATCACTTTACTCAAACTGGTGAGTCACCATTAGAGCTACTCGTTAAGTCTGAGGCTGTAGTACAGCTTTTAGAGGGCATTAGAGCCGATTTAAAAGAGTTAGTATTAGATGAGCTTAGTAAGTATCCTGGAGGCAAGGCTGAGGTCTTAGGAAGCGAAATGGCTAAGTTTGAATCAGGAGTTAAGTATATCTATGACCAAGACTATACATGGAGCAAGATGAATGACCAATTAGAGTCTATGAAGTTTGCTATCAAGGAAAGGGAAAAGATGCTTAGAACACTACCAACCTCTATGGTTGATCCTGAATCAGGGGAAATGGTACACCCAGCTCCTAGAATTAGTACTACAACCTTTAAGATTAACTTAAAGAAATAAAAATCTTAACCACCTCAAGATATTAAATATTTTAAACCAAAATAGTAATTAGGGAACTTGGGGTGGTTATTTTAAAATACAAACATGAAACAAACGATAATATTTTTATACGAGTTGGTAAAGTTTATAGTAATATCAATACCACTAGCAATATTGCTATTTGTAACATTAACCATAATTAGTAAATTTAAGAATATATGATGGAGATTGCAGGATTAGAGAACTCAGTACCAGTGAGGATGATTTATGTTGACGACAAAAGTGAAGTATTGTTTAAATCTTTAGCTCATGCAGCAAGGAATACAAGAATCACACAAGACTCAATAAAAAAATCACTTAACCCATTACTAAAGAGGAAATTTAAGCACAACAATAGAGATGTTGTTTTTAGGATAGTAAAGGATAAATAGTATATTTGTCAATGCAAACCGTACTTTGCAGTTAAAACTTATTGCCCGAAGAGGCGTGGGGGTGTACGGACTCCCGCAAATCTGAGGGCTTTTTTATTTTATGAATACAGGAATGATTGTTAAGAGCAGATCGGCTGAGAAGTTTACTGCTATCGACAACGAGATTATTAGGAATGTCGAATTAACATTAGAGGAGAGAGGATTACTAATTTACTTACTAAGCATGAGGCATGATTGGGTAGTTTATAAAACTAACTTGCATGAAAGATTAGGTTGCACTAAAGGTCAACTAGACAGAGTTTTTAAGGGGTTACAAACTAAGAACTATATCTTGTCTGTAAAGGTTATAAATGAGCTTGGAAGATTTACTGGATGGAATCATGTAGTATATGATACACCAGCAATCCGAGATGATAAATCACCGAGTTCTATAAATGCCGAAGTCGGTGAAAGTGCCCCTATAAGTAATACTAATACAATTAATAGTAAATTAAATATTAAGAAGACTAAGTTTATAAGACCAACAGCTAATGAGATAGACTTATATGCCAAAGAAATTGGTTTTTTAACTCTTGATCCTTCTTATTTTATAGACCATTATGAATCTAATGGTTGGTTAATAGGTAAAAACCCTATGAAAGATTGGAAGGCTACTGTAAGAACTTGGAAAAGAAATAGTTCCAAATTTAATACTACTAACGTACCTACAAACAAAATAACTACACAAATCAAACTTAAATGATAGCTATAAACCTACCAAAAGCTTTAGATATTGAATCTAACATACTTGGTGCATTGCTTTTAGACAAAAGGACTATCCCATTGGTTATAGGTCATCTAAAAACTGACATATTCTACGATCTAAAGCACCAAAAAATCTTTAACGCTATTAAGGAAATGTATGATACCAATGTATCTATAGACCTTACTACTGTAGCTCAAAAACTTTCCCAAGATAAGGACATACAAGATGTTGGTGGAGCTTTTTACCTATCTAAGTTAACTGATAATGTAACATCAACAGCCCACATAAACACCCACATTGAGATTGTTATCGAGATGTATAAGAAGCGTGAAGCTTATAAAGTGCTTAGAATAGCTGAGAATAGTTGTTTAGACAACGATAGTCAATCTATAGATTTACTTTCTGACCTAAATAGTCAACTTATAGGTTTACTTGAATATGGTAATTTGTATGAAAAAAGCATAACTGACGTAGTTATGGCTATAAACTTTGCTAGGGATTTAGCAAGTAATGGCGAACTTTTAGGATTTAATACAGGATTCCAAGAGTTAAACCAAACCATAGCAGGATGGTGTAAACCTGACCTTTGTATTATAGCTGCAAGACCAGGAGCAGGTAAGACAGCAATGATGCTTTCTAGTGTTTATCACTTAGCTATCCTAAATAGCGTTCCTACGGCTATTTTTAGCCTCGAAATGAGCTCCGAACAGCTTGTTGAAAGGTTAGAGTCAATAACGAGTCAAGTGCCCTTAAAACGTCTTAGAACGAACAATTTGAATGATTATGAACGTAAGCTACTTTTAAAGACAGATGACAAGATAATCACAGCACCCATCTACATAGAGGATACTGGAGGAATCAGTATCTCACAACTCAGAGCTAAGGCTACTATTCTAAAGCAGAAGTATGGTATTAAGGTAATATTCCTAGACTATCTTCAACTTATGAGTGGACAAGGCAAACAAAACCAAAACCGAGAGCAGGAAGTAAGTTTTATAAGCAGAAGCCTTAAAGCCTTAGCTAAAGAGTTGGAAGTACCAATTATTGCTTTATCGCAGTTATCTAGAAAGGTAGAAGAAAGGGCTGATAAGCTACCAATGTTGTCCGATCTAAGAGAATCTGGTAGTATTGAGCAAGACGCTGACATTGTTATTATGCTTATGCGACCATCTTACTACGAAATGAAAGAGCCAGTAGAGATTGGTGGTAAAGAATATCATCCTGATGATTTAGTTATTGTTAAGGTAGAAAAGAACAGACATGGTAAGACAGGTAACATACCTATTAGATTTATTGGAGAAACAACCACATTTGAAGATTATAAACTATAAACTATGAAGCAAAAATTTATCGAGGTAGAAGTAATAGAAGGTGAAGACCTTAACATTGAGAACATGAAGCAACGTATTATAACTAGAGCATGGTATGATACTGCTAGATTTCATGACTTGAACGATATAGCAGTTGGTATAGGTGTAGGAACAAAAACACTATACTACTATGCTAAAAAACTAAAACTACCTAAGAGAAGTGGACTTAAATAGGAACTATAAGAATACTCGTAAGTTCGACATAGAACAAGCTAAGGCTAAAGATGGCACTTACCAGGCATTGTTATTGTTTGCTAGGAACACAAAAATCCTCGTTATACAACAGCCAAAAGCCCTAAAGCAGAAATATATGTGGCTTGAATATGAGAATAATGGTAAACCTAGTGGCATAGCAGACACAAGAGTAGAGTTCTTTGCTATCAACTTTGACCTTAAAGATAGAATCTACTTTATAAGAGCAGAAATGCTAAGAATAAAGGCAAGAAGACACTTTAAATGGGGTAAAACTAAGATAGTCGAGGGCATAAGATATGTAAAAGTTCCAACTGTGGAGATGATACGTTTCGATTAATTGATGTAATTTCGTTTATATGACATACAAAACAGCAAGTGACTTAACCAAGATGATGCTAGAATATTTAGATAGTTTAGGTTATGAAGTATGGAGGAATAATAACCTAGCAGTTAAGGGAAGGTCTTTCATTGGTAAGAAAGGTTTACCTGACATTATAGGTTACCATAAGAACTATGGTCAATTCATTGCTTGTGAGATTAAAGCTATAGGTGATAGACTAAGCGTATCACAGATAGAGTTCTTAACTCACTTAGGTATGTGCGGTGGCACATCTATTGTATGTCAACAAGTATCAGACGGAACAATTAATTTAAACATATTTTTAGACAATGGCGAAAGCAAAATCAGCATCTGGGACGAGTACAAAGGTGAGTTTCGGGAAGCGTAAAGAAGGTAAAGCAAAGAAATCTTATAACAAACATAGTCCAAGACCTAAAGCATATCGTGGTCAAGGACGCTAAAAATCTACTATGGCAAATTTTAAACTTATAGTTAAAGAAGGTCAATATGAAGCTGATACATTTTGGCAATTAATTTTAGAGATATTAAAGCATAGATTTTGGCATCTTAGAACTCATGGTAAATGGATGGATTAAAAATTAAAATTAAAACAATGGAAAATTTAGAATTAGACAACAAGGCAGAAAATGTAACTAAGACAACTAAGAAAGAAGTTAAGGTTACTGTAGTTCCTAAGGAAAGCAAGTTTGTAACTGCTGAAACTATTAAGTTAGTAGAAGACATCTTAAATGATGGTACAGTAGATATCAAATGGAGAGCACAACTTAAAGAACAAGTAAGAAAATACAAAGGACATGGAGAATAATTATGACAGTATAGTTGAGTCTGTGATTACCAAGTATAAAGATAGGGCTAACTTAGGCTTTACTAAATACGGAACTAATCTAGACAGAACTGACTTAAACACTAAAGAATGGGCTGAGCATTTACAGCAAGAACTTATGGATGCTGTATTATACTTAGAGAAATTCAAAGAAGGAATTAAAAATAGTTTATAAACCAAAACAAATATCATGGCAACACAAAAAGAGAACTTCTTAGGAAGATGTTTCACACTTAGATCAGCTTACGGAT